TTACAAGAAGCTCACGATGAGTGGATGAAGTCTCGTATGGTTGATGGTAACTCATTAGAGGAATCAGAGATTGAAGCTATTATGGATTACTTAGATTCAGTAGCAATAGATGTAAACTTTTCCCAAGATACCTTCGCTGGTATTACAGGTGGAAAGCAAAAGAGAAACGTAGGTGACTCCGTTTCTTTTTTAGACACACCTAATAGCAATCCCCCCACGAAAGTTCGTTATAGATATGTGGTCAACCCAACGGCACCCTCGAATAAGAGTGGGACATCACGTGGATTTTGTAAAGCTATGATGGCACGTAGAGATAATGTATACACTAAGGAAGCAATCAACAATGCATCTCTGAGTGGAGTTAATAGAGAGTTAGGACCTGGCGGTAACGCTCCATACAATCTATTCCTTTACCGAGGTGGTAACAATTGTAGACACACTTGGGAAACAGTATACTTCTATCAAGGTGCGAATGGTAAATGGTCTGAAAGTAAAAATAGTGTTCAGACCGTAACTGACCTCATCACACCAAGAGACCCACAAACACCATTGACTGATGTGATTGGAGCATTGGGTATTAATCTATCTAAACAAGATTTTGCAGACAAACAAATCGTAATCGGACCTGCAATGATTCCCAATCAGATGATTTATCGTATGGATGATAACGGGGAATATTATGTATATTTTAGTGAGGATACAATTCAGAAGATTGCATACAAGTATATGCAAAGAAAGTATACTGACTCTGCTAACATCGAACATAATGGATATGAACCACTAAAAGATGTCTATGTAGTAGAGTCTTGGATTGTAAAAGATTCTGATAAGGATAAGTCTACAATTTATACTGGTGAAAAATACCCAAAGGGAACTTGGATGGTTGCTATGAAAATCAAGAACAAAGAAGTTTGGGAAGAGTATGTTAAGAGTGGTAAAGTAAAAGGCTTCTCAGTAGAAGGATACTTTATAGATATGTTAATCAACAATCAGACTAAGGAGTAGTGTAGATTTCATTATTTACTATACGATGTATAGCTTGTAATGTAAGTCCAAAAACTTTACCCAATCTTGATAAAGTTATTTTTTTACCGAATACATCCTTGCCTCTCTTGTATTGTGCTCGGGTGTATTCCGCTTGTTCATAAGTCATACTTCTACGATTTCTCCGACCACGAGCTCGTTCTTCATTAGAAAACATACGACCATTATTAGATTTATCAGCCTTAGCACCGATTACTCTCATTTGCCAGTATAGTAGTTTGCTATCTCGTTTTCCATAATATTCTATTTGTAACTCCACCTCTCTATCAGATACTTTGAACTCACAGGTATGTGTCTCAAGGATTTCGTAGAAGCCAGTCCAGTTCTGTGATTTCATTCTTTGTTCAACATCAATAGCTACTCCAATCTTATTTCTTTCGGGGATGTGATAAATATAGAACATATTATTTGTGTTTATTATACCAATATACAAAATATATTTGACATATCAAAATCTATATCACTTTTAGTGTAAACATATATTATATAGTAAGAAGGTATACGAAATGCTATAATGTAGATACCCACCTCTGCGGAGGAGTATGATATTGTGGGTTCGTTACATTTCAGATTGTTAAATAATTAGAAGGATTGATTTATGAATAATACAATCAAAGAGCTCGTTAAAAAGCATTTCAACTTAGTTGAAGCAACTGAGCAATCTTTCGGTGAAATCAAAACAGCTGATGGTGAACTTACCCTTTCATATGAGGGTGATGAACTAGCACAAGGTTTGGCAATCTTCGTAGTTACTGCTGATGGTAACGTTGCAGCACCAGATGGTGAGCATATGTTAGAAGGTGGTATCACAATCGTAACCAAGGATGGTCTAATCGAAGCTATTAAAGAAACTGAAGAAACTCTTGAAGAAGAAGTTATTTCAGAAGATTTAGCAGAACACGAGGACGAAGAAGAATCTTTGGAAGAACACGATGAAGAAGAGAAGATGGAAGAGCCTGTGGAAGCAATCGCTGAAGCAGTAACCGAAGAGGTAGCAGAAGAAGTTTCAGACGCAGTTGAAGCTGCTATTGATGAGGAAGTTGTCGCTGCAGTAGCAGAGGCAGTAAAGGAAGTGGTAGAAGAAATGACAAAAGATATGGAAGAAAGAATGAAGTCACTTGAAGACAAGTACGCATCTTTCTCTTCAGCTCCGGCATCAGAGAAAACTATCGCTAGTTCATTTAGTAAAAAGGGCAAAGAAGAAAACTATAAAAACTCTTCTGAAATCGAAAGATTGATTGCTCGCAAAACAAGAAAAGGATAATACTATGGCATTTGATGTAGCAACATTAGACGCATTTAACAATGAGACCGCAGGCGAGTTGATTGTTAAAGCTATTATGGGTGGTTCTACCATTGAATACGCAACTGTAAAAGAAGGCGTAAAATACAAAGAACCTATTAATTTATTTGAAGTAGACCTTGACATCGTTGATGGTCGTGGTTGTGTTACTAACGCAGCAGGTACTGCTTCTATGACTCAACGTGATATCGAAGTATGTCAACGTTCATCTCACGATGGTCTTTGTCTTCGTGACTTAGATACTAAGTACTTAGGTGTAATGCAACCAGCTGGTTCATACAACGAGTCTTTCACTTTGGTTCAAGAATACTCTGACCAAATCGTAAAAGGTTTCCAAAAAGCAAACGACACATTCCTATGGACTGCAACAACTGCAGCTGGTGATTGTGTTGATGGTCTTAACACTATCCTCTCTGGTTCAACTGCAGGTGTAGTTGTACCTAGCTCGATTACTGGTTCAGCACCAACTAACTCTAACATCGGTGATTACATCGATACAATGTTGGAAAACTTGTCAGATGATGTACAAGATAGAGAAGATTTGACTGTATTTATGTCAATCGCTAACTTCCGTAAGTACATTACTTGGTTGAGAAACGAAAACAACTATTACTTTGACCCTGCGTCAGTAGAGAATCGTGGTTCTATCCTTGAGATGGCTCACCCATTCGCTAACGTAAAAGTTGTAGGTACAAGTGGTCTTAATGGTTCTAACCGTATGGTTATGGGTCCTGCTAAGCACATCGTTGTAGGTACTGATTTGTTGTCTGACTTCAGTCAGTTCCAACTTTGGTATGATATCAATGGTGACCAATTGAAGCACAGAGTAGTTACTAAACTTGGTGTAAACGTTGCATATCCAGAGTTCTGGGTATCAAATGACCAAGCATAACATTTGTTGAATAATAAAAAGAAAAGGATAAGATTATGAGTTGTGATATTACTTCAGGATTTACGCTAGGTTGTAGAGATAACACCGGCGGTCTAAAGAACATCTACATCTTGTCTGGTTCTATTAGTTCGACAGGTGGTGCAACAGGTTTGTTAGATGCCATTAGTGGTTCAGGTACATTCTTCAAGTTTGAGCTAACGCGTCAAACTGGTGACTTTACTGAAGCTATTAATGCTAATGTAGAGAATGGTACTATTTTCTACGAACAAACTGTGAACGCTCCGTTCCACAAGTTGCAATCTACTACTCGTAACCAAGTTAGAGTACTTGCCAAAAATCCAGACTTGAAAATGATTGTTGAAACAAACAATGGTTCTTCAGATGGTGTTGGTAACTTCTTCCTACTTGGTCAAGAGAGAGGATTGTCTCTGAGTGCTGGGCAAGGTCAAACAGGTACTGCTTTCGGTGACCTCAATGGTTATACATTGACGTTTACTGGGCAGGAACCAGAACCAGCAAGTGAACTTTCGGGTTCAAATCTTGCAGGGATACTTACGGGTATCGCAGTAGGATAATAATTATATTATAGTATAGGGGAGGGACTTCGTGTCCCTCTCTTATTACTTATCAAGGAGAACTATGGTTTATTTATACGCTTCCTCATCTAATGATATTTCACTCATCCCTTCCCAATCATTTAGTAGTGGTGAAGAGGTGAGATTGGTATTTACTGATAGATTTACGGAAGCAACATCATCAGTTCAACTTCAAGTAACGCCATATGGTAACGGATGGATTAAATCAAGTGTTACCCTACCAACTGATATAGACCTCAAGGGTGGTAGTTATGATTTAGTTCTTCAGAAGATTGGTTCTATAAGTGAACAAATTTGGGGAACGTCAGAAGAAGTATATTCTACTTCGGATGTTGTTTGGTCAGTTGGTACTGTACCAGGACAATACTTAAATGATACGACAACAACTGCGTTTGTCTCAGAGAGTATAGGAAGGGTTTTGTATTCCTCGGCTAATGAGAACGGAGCATTTGTAGTGTATGAAGGATGATAATATGGAAAAAAAGAACAAGCAAAAGTTTAGTATAATCCCTAAGTACTCAGAAATTCCATACCCAGCAGGGCCGGACTTTGAGAATGATAAGGGTGATATTGTTTATTTTGGGACTGACAACAAGTTCCCACAATTATTGATTGATTTATACCATAGGTCATCAGTTCATTCAACTGCTATAAACTCAAAACACCAAGCAGTCGTAGGTCAAGGTCTTACAGGCATTGATGAAAGTATCTTAGAATACGCAAATAAAGAGGGTGAGTCTTGGAATGATATCTTTAACAAAGTTGCTTTAGATAGAGTTCTATATGGTGGATTTGCTTTGGAAGTGATTTGGTCTAACGATAGAACCAAGATTGCTGAAGTATACCACATTGACTACTCATACATTAGAGCCAAGAAGATGGATGATAGAGGAAATGTTCCTGGCTATTATGTATGGAAAGACTTCGGTAAGATGAAAGGGTTCTTACCAAACAAATCAGATATCCCATATCTACCTAAGTTTAATAGAGTAGATAGAACATCACCATCACAACTTGTTTATTTCAAACCCTACACAAGTGGTTTGGATTACTACCCACTACCAGATTATGTGGGTTCATTAAAAACTATTGAGTTAGATACTGAGGTGGATAATTTCCATACAAACAACCTCAAGAATGGTCTAGCTCCTTCACTTGCAATCACAACATTCACCGATGCTGATGTTGAAGAACGAGAAGAAATCGAAAGAATGTTACGTGGTGCATATAGTGGTACTGATAACGCAGGTTCTCTAATGTATATGGATGTAGCAAATAGAGACCAGATGCCCGAGATTGTACCTATACCTCAGAATGGTGCTGATGGTTATTATACGACTGTAAATGATATGGTAACACAAAAGATACTTACAGGACATAGAATTACATCCCCTATGTTAGTTGGTATCAAAACAGCAGGTCAGTTAGGTGGTAGAGAAGAACTCTTAGACGCTTACTCTCACTTCTTGACCACAGTTATCTACCCAATGCAGTCAGACATTCTAAAGACCTTTGAGGCTATCTTCAAAGTAAATGGTATCGAAACTACATTAGGTGTAGAGCAGACTAAACTATTTAATGATGGTACTGAAGAGATTGATGTAGTAACCTCAGTTGAAGCAGAAGCAGGTGAAGATAAAATATTAGAAACTAAAGCAGAAGGAGTAGTAGAATGACAACAACTTTGTTCATATCAGAAAATAAACTCAAGAACTTCTCTGACTTAAATAATGCACTTGACGCAGACTTACTGAAGAACGCAGTAAGAGAAGCACAAGACATTAACATTCAGAGAATGTTGGGTTATGAACTTTACCAAAGTATGATTACTAAGGTAAACAACTCTCAAGTTACAGGTGATTACCTAACACTTATGGAGTATATACAAGATGCATTGTTGTATTGGGCATACTACGAAGCTCTTGAAGCAATTTATTTAAGACCAAGAAACAATGGTCTACTTGTACCACAAGGTGGTGCAGAAGCAAATGCTGCTGATGTTGCACTTTATGATAAGAAGAGAACCTCAGTAGAAAACAAAGCAGAGTGGTATAGTGAGAGATTAGTAGGTTGGTTAATTGACAACTCTACTAAGTTTCCTGAGTTTGGAACTGAAAATGGAATGGAAATCTTTCCAGACCAAACATCTCAGTTTAAGACACCATTTGTTACGAGAAGAGATAAATACTCATCATTAGCTGATGAGTTGGGTATAAAGGTAACTGATAGTAGATACAAATACTTACCACAATAATAGGGATACACGATGGCAAATTATAATCTTACATCACAAAAAATAAAAGATACGTATGAACAGTTAGTTCAAGTATCTGGTTCTGCTCTCGTAGATGGGACTGGTAGTTTAGTCGATACTTTGGACTATGTTACCAATCCAACATTTACAGCATACACCTCATCAACTGCAACATCTACATCTGCATCCGTAGCAGACCTACAAACTCAAATCAATGCTTTGGAAGCAGGTTCGGGTTCAGCAGCTTGGGATTTGATTACTGGCAAACCTGCTGGATTGGTGAGTGGTTCTGCACAACTTGCAAGTGACATTAGTGGTTCATTCACTTCTACGTCAGCTTCACTTGCCGCAGATATTGCTACAAACAAAGCAAACATTGCTACTAACGTATCTGATATATCTACTAATACAGGTAATATATCTACTAATACAACTGACATTGCTACACAAACATCTCGTGTAGATTCTTTAGTATCCGCTACATCATCATACGCAGTAAAGAACTCTGATAACACATTTACAGGTACTCAGACCTTTAATAACATTACAGTAAATGGAACTGGTTCATTTGCTTATATTCAATCAGTAACTGGTTCTGCTAAAATCATTGGTGATTCATACATTATTCTAAACAACGATACACCTGCTCAAAGATACGCAGGGGTTGTAGTTCAAGATAGTGGTTCAACTAACAATACAGCATCATTTGAGTTTGATGGTCAAACCAACGATTGGTTCTACGAATACACCGATGATGGTGGTGCAACTGCTGAGTTTGGTGTTGTGATGTTCGGACCTGGATACAACACGAAAGGTTCACACGTATACCCATCAAACAATAAAATACTAAAAGGAACTGGTGACCACCACATCGTTGACTCAAGTATTACTGATACTGGAACATCAGTTAGTATGTCAGCACCTCTAACCGCAAGTGGTTTCCAAGGTGACTTAGATGGAACTGCTACATCAGCATCATTTGCAATCACTGCGTCTTACGCTCTGAACGCAGCAGGTGGTGGTGGAGGACTTGAGACTGGTAATAGTGGAACTGATAGTATTAAAACTGCCGCATCACTTACAACCACCGCAGCAGTAGCAAATGGTCCACAATCTATTGCTATTGGTAACGCAGCAAAGGTTTCAGGTACTGCTTCTCTACATATCTCACTTGATGATAGTAACACATTTGCAGCAGGTGACCAAACCATCAACATTGGTAAGGATATCAACAACACAGGTGGTTACTCAACAGCGATTGGCCTCAACCTTACAAATACTTGTACTGGTGGTAATGTCCTTATTGGTCGTTCGATAACTACCGCAGGTGATTATTCTATTGGTATTGGTGAAGGTGCACAAGCCCAACAAGCAAGTGCTGTCGCAATCGGTCAGAGTGCTAGGTCATCAGGTAACTCAGTTGCTATTGGTGCTGGTGCGATTATGGGTAACTCATATGGTTTCGCTGGTGGTTATAACGCAAGAGCAAACAATGATGCAAGTATCGCTGTTGGTGGTGATGTAAACGTATCATCTAATCAGGCGATTGCTATGGGTACTGATACAACGATAGATGGCTCATCACAAGGTGCTGTTGCACTTGGTCAAGATGCAGATATCACTACTTCTCCGAAAGCAGTAACACTTGGTCAAGGTGTAAAAGCAACAGG